GTTAGTCAAGTAGATGGAAATGACACCACAGGCGATGGAACTTTAATTAATCCAGTTGCCACAATTACCAAAGCATTGACTTTAGTAGATGCACAGCAAAGAAAAATAATTGTTCACTCAGGTGGGTATACCGAAAGCCCAACAATATCTTTATCTTATGTAACATTAACTTCCGAAGCACAAAAAGGGGATGATGTTGTAATTACGGGTACTATAACCGCTAGCGTTGGCTGTACTATTTCAGGCTTAAAGATGACAAACTTGAATATTACTGCACCTGCAGCAACAGGAAGTGTAAATATACTTGGCTGTGACATTACTGGCACACTTACAAAAAGCAGTACTGCTGACTACACTCTTATTCGGTTTTGCGACATTGGCACTACAAATATTACTGGTGGAGGGGGGTTAGTTGCTTTTTTTGGGGGTAATCCTAATTTAATAACAATTAACAATGCTAGTGCTAGAGTAATTGTTAAAAACGCTGTTACTGTTGCTCCCGTTTTAACTGCAGGCAATGCAAACTTTGTAGACAGTGTTGTAATCGCTAGTGGTGCTACATCTAACGCACTTACTTCATCTGCTGGAACAATTGTTACCCTAGCCAATAGTCAATTTATAGTGCCAACATTTAATAATGTTGCTAGAGTTTCGCTAAGTGGTTTTTATTCAATCTTTAACTCCGTATATGATAAACCAAATTCAACACTAGTAGCTTTATCTGCTACTGGGGGGTCAACTGATTCTATTGATTACTTCCAGCGCATAAATTTAGACAATATAACGTCAACCGTGTACACCGTTGCAACTTTGCCTAGTGCGTCAACTTATGGAAATGGCACTTGTGCTTTTGTATCAAATGCGCTAAACCCAAGAACTGGCGCAACAGTTGTTGGTGGCGGTTCAACTGCTAGCCCTGTATTTTCTAATGGCACAAATTGGATATGTGGTACTGGTTTAGGGGGAACTACAGGCACAGGCTCAGTAGTATTAAACAGTAACCCATCTTTTGCTACAGACATTACGGTTAATACTGCAAATGTAGGAACTGGTGCAAATTCCAATAGTGTGCTTATGGGAGTTGGGGCTTTACAATCTAACTTTAAAAACACATCTTACAATGATGGTAATGTTGCTATTGGTAAAGATGCGTTGATAGATATTGGGGGTGGGGTTGCAACCTTTCAAACTTTAGTTGGTGGTTCAGGATATACAAATGGCATTTATGAAATAGAATTATCATTGTATTCAGGCACACCTGTTATAGCAGGTGGTATATATCCTACTGTAAGAGCAACTGTATCAGGGGGGGCAGTAACTAATGTTGCTCTTGTAAGTCGTGGTGTTGGATTTCAACATGCACAATTTCCAGTTTTAACCTACACAGGCTCAGCAATGGGGGCGGCTGGCACAGGATTTAGAATTACAGTAAACCAATTACAATTTGGTGACCATACTACTGCTGTAGGATTCCAAGCAGGAAAAACAAATCTTACGGGAAAAGATAGTACATATGTTGGGTATTATACTTATGGAAGTGGCTCAAACCATGTAGTTATTGGTTCTAATGCTTACAATAATGGTGGAGATTTAACTCAAGACAGCGTTTATGTTGGATTTGGTGCAGGTGGTTCAAGTTCAAATGAAATTGTTATTGGTGCAAATGCTATTGGCACTGGTGCTAACAAGACTGTTATTGGCAATACAAATACAATCAATACTAAATTATTTGGCACACTTGAAGCAGTTGGTGATGCTTTAGTCAACGGACTAACAGTAGGTAGAGGTGATGGCAATGTATCAACCAATACTGCATTTGGTGTAGATGCTATTGGTTCACCTTACATCACATCTGCAAACACAAACAATGTAGGTATTGGTTATAACGCACTAAATACAATTGGTTCTGGTGTTGCTACATTAGCATTACTTACTGGGGGTAGTAATTATAATATAGATGATGACATTTACCAAACTCAATTAGTTTATGTATCAAACACTCCAGTTCTTGCTGGTGGTGTTTTACCAACAATACAGTTTACTATTTCTGGGGGTGTAGTAACTGCTATTAATAGCATAGTAAATAATGGGTATGGATTTTCAGATACGACAACTGTATTTACAATTCCATCTGCTAGTTTTGGTGATGGTTCTGGATTTACTTGTAAAATTGCATCTTTAATGACAGCAACAAATAATACTGCTTTAGGATATAACTCTGGCAACACTCAAACAGTTCGCTCAAATAGCGTTTATATTGGTGCAAATGCAACTGGCAGTAGTGACAATGAAATTGTTATTGGCTCAAATGCAACAGGTCAAGGAGATAATACTGTTGTTATTGGTAATACAAGCATTACAAGCACCACATTAAGAGGTTCAATAAATGCTGCTGGCTCAATTAATTTAACAGCATCAGCAGGAACTGTAAGTATAGGTGGAAGTGTTACAAATGGTTCAATTAACATTGGTGGTAGTACATCTAGTGCTACAGGACTAATTACTTTAGGTAGGTCAACAGGTGCACAAACAGTCAATATTGCTACAGGTGTTAATAATTTAAGTGCTAAAACAGTCAACATTGGCACAGGTGGCACTACTGGTGCTAATACTATTAACATTGGTCCAACAGGAACTGTTAATGGTAATACAACTGTAAACATTGCCACACAAGTTAGAAGTAGTAATGTTACAGAAGTAAATATAGGAACAAATGCTACAGGTGGGAATTCAAACATTACTTTAGGTTCATTAGGCGCGGCTACTCTTATAACTAGCAACGGCATTGTTCAACAGCGTATATATACAGGCATAAATTCATTTAATGCAACAGCAGGTAGAAAAGCGTTTGTATCAGACCATCGTTCAAATAGTGCATATCCAGTATTTGGGGAAGCATATAATTCAACAAGCGGCACTTTTGGTCCATTTAATGTGCCTGTATTTGGAGATGGAACAATTTGGCGTGTAGGTTAATTTAAGGAAAATATTATGGCACTATTAAAGGCAGTAAACACAGAATTTGGCATTGATGCAACTTATTGGAATATTTATTCTATTACAGAAGACTTCAAGAATAAATCACTTGAAGTGGTTATCAACGGCTATGTAAGCAAAGAAGTGCGTGATAAGAATCTTAATCCTGTTGCATGGAATAATCTAACATTTACAAGCAATGATTACATCAAAGATGCTACTCGTGAAGCCGTGTATTTGGCACTAAAGAGTAAAGACTTTTCTGACGCAGAGGACGCATAATGGCACAAGCAGGCTTTACAACTTATTAAGGAATTAACATGGCAGCACCCGGCGCAACCCCTATTATTATTTATCACAGCACGACCGCTGCGGCAGTCCCGTCCGCCGGTAATTTATCCACTGGTGAGTTAGCTATTAACGTCACTGACAAGATTATTTACTCCAAAAACGGTGCGGGCGCTGTAATTGCTTTGACAGGGACACTTGCTTACCAAAATGCAAACGCAGTAGCCATTACTGGTGGAACGATTTCAGGCGTCACTGGCGTTCCCTCAAGCACAGGAGGAGGAGCAAGCGGCACTTGGGCGATCGACATTACCGGGTATGCTGGCACAGCTGGCACAGCGGATTTTGCGCAGTACGCACAGGAAATTTCTAATCCTGGAGGATGGAGTGTAGTGGGCGGCACAGGAACAGATTTATACTTTAGCTATGACGGCACAAACGTAGGAAAACTTGACTCTTCAGGAAATCTTACTGTCATAGGCGACGTGACGGCATTCGGGTCGATTTAATTATGGCGTTACCAGATTCAGGACCGTTAAGACTTACCGACATCCAAACCGAGTTTGGCGGTGATTTTCCTCTTACCTTAAGCAACTATTACGCAGGAGGCAGTTTTGTCCCTACCGGCACTTCCGGTACTTACGGGGCAGTCCCTTCGGACGGCGCTATATCAATCCAAAACTTTTATGGAACATCATCGTATGTTCCTGTTCCTGGCGTTGATTGGACCAACCAACCAGGGTTTACCTCTGTTTTTGGAAGTGGCGCAAGTAACATTGCCTACGCTGTTGCCGCGTCACAAGAGGAATTTTTCCCCGAGAATACTCGATACGTAGCAGTCGGTATGAGCGGCGGACAGGCGCGGTGCGTTACATCTACGGACAAGGTTACGTGGACAGTTAATTCCAGTTTTACACAAGCTTGGAGCGGTGCGGGCTTTACCGCGATTGTCCCTAGAGCTATTATATGGGCTAAGAATCAGTTTGTAGTAATTGGGGGTTACATTACGAGTAATGCTTTACCAAGGTGCGTAACGTCACCTGATGGCATTAATTGGACCGTTCGAAACTTTACTTTTCCTTGGGGAAATACTGGGATCCCGAATGCTATTACTTACGACTATCACTCAGAAATGCTTATAGTTGTTGGAGAAAATAGTAAGTGCGCTACATCGCTCGACGGTGGTGTTACTTGGACTGTCAGGGCGGGCTTTGCTAATTTTAATGGAACCGCTTACGCCGTTGGGTACAGCCCATCTGGCTGGATCGTGGCTGTTGGGACAGAAACGGGGGGTAATGCAAGGTGCCTTGTTTCTATCAACGATGGAGCAACTTGGTTTGTTGCCCCTCAGTTTCAACAAAGATTTTTGCGAAATATCCCTTCTGCTATGACTTGGTCGGATTTTTTAAATGGTTTCGTAGTTGTCGGCAGCAACGGAACGTGCGCCACCTCAGATCGCGATGGCGGGGCGTGGACCTATCAACCAGGTTTTAACCAGGTTTTTAGGACAAACAATTTTCCTGATTTAGCCAGAGCTGTTGTCAGTTTTTTAAACACCGGCCTTTCTCCTGACGCCTTTCAGATTATAGTTGTTGGCCAGAACGGAAAATGCGTTCAGTCACTTGATGGAATCAATTGGTCTAATGTACCGTCGTTCACTGAAAAATTTGGAAGCAACACCGCTTTTTCAATTATTGCAGCATCTGAGGAATACGGCTATTTTGACCTTATAGCGGTCGGCTCGGCTAGTAAATGTATAACGTCTCCTTAACGAAAGGATAGGTAATGATTAACTCGCGTAAACTAGAAGACCTGCATCCTAAAGTTAAAACGCTATGCGAGCAGTTTATTGCTTCTTGCGCCAAGCACAATATTGATGTGTTAATTACGTCAACTTACAGGGATGCAGAGTCACAAAATGCGTTATACGCACAAGGCCGTTCTTTGCCTGGTAAAAAGGTGACTAACGCATCGGCAGGCAAAAGCTTTCATAATTGGAGGGTTGCATTTGATTTCGTGCCTCTAGTTAACGGTAAAGCGATGTGGGCGGATACTGCGCTATTTACAAAATGTGGTGAGATTGCAGAAGGCGTAGGACTTGAATGGGCTGGACGTTGGACAAAATTTAAAGAACTAGCTCATTGTCAATATACAGGGGGCTTAACATTGCAAGACTTTCAACAAGGAAAAAGTTTCTAATGGACCCGATTACAATTTTAGCGGCTTTAGGCCCAGTAGCAGTAGACTTAGGCAAATCCCTTATCAATCGCTTTATTGCGCCTGACCAATTCAAACCTGCAACTATCGAACAGTATGCAAAGATGAAAGAGATTGACTTAGAATTCTTTAAGACCATGAATGAAGCCGGCGGTGGTAATCCTAGTTATCCTTGGGTTGAGGCAATTATTCGACTAATGCGCCCAGCTATTGGGATTATTGTTTTATCTACTTGGGCTTACTTAGCTTTAGCTGGCAAGGGTGAAGTTAATGAGCAAGTATCTAACTTTGCTTCTGTCATTGGGTTCTACTTATTTGGCGAGCGCAGTTTGTTCTACGTAAAGAACAAGAAATAATATATTTTTACATGATTTTGGCTTATAATGGGCCAAAAATATTAGTAACGTCGACGTGCTGTCTTGAGCAAGTCACCAGTGAGGGATCACAATGGCTTATACAATGACATTCAACAGCCTCCAGGTTGACCTTAGACGGTACCTTGAGCGCGGCTTTACTTTAGCAGACGATCCGTACGTCTATGAGCAACTACCTCGCCTAATTAACATGGCAGAGCGCCGCATTGCCCGTGATCTTAAGATCCAAGGCTTTATCGTTGCCGTCACTACACCGCTCACTAACGGCGTTGCCACTTACCAAAAACCTAACCGTTGGCGCGATACTATCTCCATGACTGTTTCATCAGGCACCTCTATGTCGCCTGTTTTTACTAGATCTTATGAGTATTGCCGTAACTATTGGCCGGACGAAACTCAAACAGGGCAGCCAGAATTTTACGCTGATTACGACTACACGCACTGGTTAATAGTCCCCACTCCTAACGCAGCTTACGATTTAGAGGTGCTGTACTACGAGCTTCCAGCGCTATTAGACGATGCTCAACAATCAAATTGGCTAACTGAATATGCACCTAACTTGTTGCTGTATGGCGCTTTGTTAGAGGCTACCCCTTTCTTAAAGAACGACGACCGGATTGCTACTTGGCAAAACTTTTACCAGGCTGCAGCTAACGCGCTTAATCAGGAAGATCTTAAGAAAATCACTGACCGCGACTCTGTCAGGACGGAGGCTTAATGTCTTTTACCAATGTCTTTACAGGATCCACAATATACCCATCTGTGATCGCCCTTACTAGGTTGCAGATGACGGCCAACGTGGTTTTATTTTGGCCACTTGAGGCACCAGACGGGTCACCCTTAGCCTCAGAGATTGTTGAAATTACTAGCTCTACATCAGCAACGTGGTCGATCACTGTCCCTGACGCCACGCAAGTGTCTATTGGCCAAACGATCTTATTTAACAATCTTTCTGCCTTTACTATCTCAGTAAAAAATCAGGCAGGGACTACAATCCTTTCTGTGGCGCCAGGTACTCAGTGGCAAATATACTTATATGACAACACCACGGCCAACGGATCTTGGCGCGTTTATCAGTTTGGTGCTGGTACGTCTACCGCTAACGCAGGTGCTTTGGCAGGTGCTGGTTTACAAGCTAACGGGGCCACGCTGGAAACAGCTATTAACGCTAATAACATCTCAACTAACACTACCCTTGTTAGTGCAGACAGGGCTGAGTTATTCAACTGGACTGGCGCGTTAGGCACTATTACCTTGCCAAGTCCTGCTGTCGTTGGCAACGATTGGTACGTTCACATTAGAAACTCAGGGACTGGTGAACTAGCGCTAGACCCTCCTGGCGCTGCTGTAATTAACGGCTCACCATTACTTCAGTTAGCAATCGGCGACTCGGCCACTATCGTGACAGACGGCACCAACTTTTTTACTATTGGTCTTGGGCAAGCGGCTATCTTTGCTTTTGACTACGTAGTGGTAGACATTACAGGCAGCACCGACTATGTTCTATCAGGTAACGAATTAAACCGCATTGCTTATCAATTTATAGGTACTCTTGGCGCGGACATTACGGTTATTGTGCCAAGCACCGTTCAGCAATACTGGGTTTACAATAACACGACAGGCGGTTTTGACGTTTCTATCGGGACGGTCAGTCAAGTATCTCCCTTAGCTGTTGTAAACGGAAACAGGACAATTGTTTATTGTGACGGGACCAATGTAGTTCCTGCGGTAACCGCGTTTATTACTGGCGGGATTAATGGAGGTACATTCTAGTGGCTGCCAGTGTGATGGTCTTAAAGTCAAACCCTGGAATTAAGCGGGATGGCACGGTATTTGAGGGAGACTTCTACGTTGATGGTCAGTGGTGTCGTTTTCAGCGTGGCCTTCCTCGTAAGATGTGGGGCTATAGAGCTTTAAACTTATACTTGTCGCAGATTTCAAGGGGCTTTCATTCGTTTACAGAGGGGAACCTTGTTTATTGCCACTCTGGTTCACAGTCATACCTTGAGCGGTTTACCCTTGACTTAAACGGAAACCCATCGATTATTAGCAACAGAACACCGGTCAACACAGCTGCAACAGGAACTGTCACGCTAACCACAGGGGCTTCTGGCTCTGTCGATGGAATCACAGTAAATGGTGTGCAGATCATGTCTGGCGCTGTTTCCTTTGTAACTAGCTTAACAGAAACAGCGACAGCCGTTGCCGCAAACATTACCGCCTACACTTCAACCCCTAACTATTCAGCGACAGCTGACGGCTCTGTTATTACAATTACAGCTGGAACAACTGGATCAGGCTCTAACGGTTTTGTTGTTGTCGTTGCTGCAACTACTATTACTGCAACAGCGACTAGCTTTGCTGGCGGAACAAACGCGTATGTTCCTAACGCTAACAACGCCTGGATGTTTGACGTAATGTTTTCATCCGTCAGCCTTAACAACGATTTAGTTGCTCACGTAGCACCAAATGAAAACAACATCGCATCAACAGGTGAAGGCTTTATATTTACTGGCGATATTACAGCCCCGACCCCTTTGACAAGCGTAGCTCTTCCTGCTAATGGTAACGTGACAGGCGGTATTGTAGTCTTGCATCCTTTCTTGTTCTATTATGGCACCGCTGGTTTTGTAGGTTGGTCAGTGGCGGGTAAGCCAAATGATTTAACTGGCGCAGGCTCAGGCCAAGCCCGTGTTGCTGGTCAAAAGATTGTAAAAGGACTGCCTCTTCGAGCTGGTGCAGGTTCAGCGCCTGCTGGTTTATTCTGGGCGTATGATGCGTTGATTCGCTCTACCTTTACAGGTGGCGCTACTGTATTTCAGTTTGATACGATCTCTGCTGAGATAACTGTGATGTCGCAAAGCTCAATCATTGAGTACGATGGTATCTACTACTGGTGCGGTGTGGATCGTTTCTTAATGTTTAACGGTGTGGTACGAGAAATACCAAACAACATGAACATTAACTACTTCTTTGATACGTTAAACCAAACTCAGCGCCAAAAAGTATTTGCGGTTAAGGTCCCAAGGTTTGGTGAGATCTGGTGGTGCTTTCCACAGGGTTCTTCAACTGAGTGTAACCATGCCGTTATTTATAACGTCAGAGAGAATACTTGGTATGATACCGAGTTACCTAACTCGGGCCGCGCTTCAGCCTCATTCAGCCCTGCGTTTGCTGCACCTTTAATGACAGGCGTGACCAACCAAAATGGTTTAGGCTTTAAAGTATGGCGCCACGAGATTGGGTTAAACGAAATTGATGGTGTGACAGTTAACCCTATTCCATCTTATTTTGAGACTTCTGACTTGTCCCTGACTGTCATGAACAACCAAAATAGAAAACTAAAGATTAGTTACATTGAGCCTGACTTCGTTCAGGTTGGCAACATGACTGTTGAAGTAACTGGCCGGGCTAACGCAAGAGCGCCTACCGTGACAAGTAACGTGGTAACTTTTGTGGATAATCCTGGCTCTGACCCTGCTGCTCAGATTGTACCGTTTAAAGAACAGCGTAGAGAGATGCGCGTTAAGTTTACGAGTAACGCAGTAGACGGAGACTACCAAATGGGTCAGGTGCTAATGCACGTTGAACCAGGTGATGGTACGATTACAGGATGAGTCTTAATATCACGCTACCGGTTGGCATGGGTCTTAAGGACTGGGCTGACCAAATTACATTTGATTTAGACAACCAAACGACGCTGTCTAAATTAGAGGATGAAACAAAGTGGCAAGATTGGGCGGTACAATTTGTGACGGCTGCCGGCTTGTCTACATACAACGTGCCCACGCCGTACAGCTACAGTGATTGGCATCCTTGGGCGGATGCACTTTGTAAGACGTTAGAAGCTTGAAGTTTATTGGATTTTTTAAAAAAATTATATAGGACATAGGTGGCATCATGGCAGATAAAAATAGTTTGATTCAATACGTGGTTCAGAAAGTAGGGCCTGACCAATTAAAAATGATGGTGGACCAGGCCGAGCAAGAACTCAGTCAAGACCCTGATGTCACTCAGGAGGCTCTTGCTGAGTTAGAAAAGCAGCTTACTTATTTAGTTGAAAATCCGGAAACGTACCCTGAATTTGTGGTTTCTGCCGTTGAATCCGGGATGATCGATGCGGAAGATCTTCCGCAAGAATTTCAGCCTATTTTTATTGCGGTAATATTAATTGCTATATCAGAGCTTAAGAATCGTATGGCTACCCAAGGCAGCCAGATGTTTGCTAAAGGGGGTCTTGCAACTGTTGCCAATCAGTTAGCTGCAAAAGGACGCTTTGGCGACACGATGCTAGCGCACATTAATCCTCGTGAGGCTGAAGTCCTTCGCCAAATGGGAGGTTCAGGTACAATCAATCCTCATACGGGCCTTCCTGAGTTCTTTTTTAAGAAGCTTTTTAAAGCAGTTAAGAATGTGTTTAAGGCTGTTGTTAAAATAGCTGCCCCAATTGTTGCTACTGTTGTTGCAGGACCTTGGGCTGGTGCAGCGGTAGGTGCTTTGATAGGTGCTGGCGGCGGTGGCGGTTTGAAAGGGGCGTTAATCGGAGGTCTTACTGGATCGTTAGGGCCAGGAGGATTACTAGGTAACACAGCGAAAGCTTTAGGAACCGGGGTATCAAAATATTTACCTAAGCTTATTACAGATAACATCGGTGCTCAAACATTAGGGGCCGGTTTATTAGGCGGCGCGGGTAGCGCTGCATTAGGTCAAGGTTTTTTACCGGGTGCTTTAGCAGCTGGGAGTGTGTCAGCGCTGACCCCAACTGTTACAAGTTTAACTAACAGCGCAAAAGGAATAATAGGCGGCGTAAAAGGAGTAGGAAGCAGCGCGGCCGGTTCTGGCGGAGTCTTCCCATCACAAGCTGGTGGATTAAACCAAGTAAGTAGTAATCTACTGGGATCCTCGTCTAGTGTTCCAAGAATGAGTAACGCTATTAATGCCGCTGAAGTAGGCGCTAATCCTGCGGGCTACGAGGTATATAAGAATGCTATGCAGGCTAACGCTGCTGCGGGTATTCCAGGGTTTACTAATGCGGCTGGTGCGGAGGTAGCTAAAAATGCTATGGAAGCAAACATCGCAGCGGGCATCCCAGGGTTTACTAATGCGGCTGGCGCAGAAGTAGCTAAAAATGCTATGGCGGCTAACGCCGTTGCCGGTGTTCCAGGGTTTAGTACTAACGCGTCAAACATCGCTGCGTCAAATATAGCCGGAGGTACTGGACTAACTAGCGGTACTGATTTAATGGGTGCTACCACCATGGGAGGGGCAAATGCATCACCTGGTTTATTAATTGGCGGAGCAGCTAAAGATACTGGACTATTTGGTACTGGCATCTCTGGCAGCCAAGCGCTAATGGGGACCCTGCTTCTAGGTGGCTTAACACCGCAAGAGGGACTTAAAAAGATTGAAGAAGATCCTGCCTTGACTGCGGCACACAAAGAAGCAATGAGCCGCGCTTTAACAAACTACACCGCTAAATACAACATGACTACCTTGCCTCAACAAGGCACCCCTGAGTATGACGACATGATGAGCAACATTAGTCAGGGTATCGGCATTACCTTTATGAACCCAACTATTACTGTTGACAATACTGGCGTTACTCAACCAATGAAACGTGGGGGAAAAGCAAAAGCTCCTGCTGGTGGATTATCTCAAATTGCTATGCTAGCAAGTGGTACAGGTTCAGGCAGAGATGATACAATTAACGCAAGATTATCAGACGGCGAATACGTGCTTGATGCTGAAACAGTGGCGCTACTTGGTAACGGTAGCACTAAGGCAGGCGCAGCAGTCCTTGACCAAATGCGCGAACAACTACGCAAACAAAAAGGTAAGGCTCTGGCAAAAGGGAAATTTTCACCTGACGCCAAATCGCCATTGGCTTACATGAAAGGTGGGTTAAAATAATGGCAGCAACTAATTGGACCGCCGCATTATCAGGGTTATTTCAAGGCAATCCGCAGGCTGCGCCTAGCTATGCTGCAACCACATCTGACGTGCCTAAGTGGCTACAAGACTATACTGTTGACTTGTTTAGTCAGCAGCGTGCTGTCTCAGGCTTACCTTATCAATCTTACAAACTACCACGAGTAGCAGGTACCACACAGCCTACACAGCAAGCTTACCAAACGGTTCTGAACTCAGTTGGTGATTATCAACAACCGCTAGATGCTGCTATGTCTGGCACACAGAACTTAGCAAACACCAATTCGTATAGCAACGTCGCTAACTATATGAACCCGTACAACACGGCGGTGACGGATCAGATTGCTAAACTTGGTGCCCGTAACTTGACAGAGAACATACTACCTGGCGTGTCTGATCAGTTTATTCGTGCTGGTTCATTTGGTGGATCCCGTATGGGCGAGTTTGGTAACCGCGCTGTTCGTGATACTCAAGAATCGATCCTTGGTCAGCAAGCAAACGTGCTAAATACAGGCTACACCCAAGCAATGGCAAACGCTCAGCAAGACATGACTCGTCAGCAAGGAGCTCTTTCTCAAACAGCTGAGCTTGCTAAGATGCAACAAGGTCTGGCTGCCTCAGACGCCGCCGCGCTTCAGTCTATTGGTACGGAACAACAAAATCAACAGCAAAAAGGTTTGGACATTGCTTACCAAGATTTTATCAATCAACAAAACTGGCCACAGCAGCAGATCAACAACATGTCTACTACACTTCGTGGACTACCTCCTGCAGCAATACCGACTACTCAAAACCAGACTGGTGCTACCACGCAGTTTAGTCCAAGTCCATTGTCACAAGTAGCGTCTGCTTACTTTACATCTAAAGCGTTAGGACAACCGTAATGGCTAATCAAATCATGACCCCACTTGAAGAACAAGTGATGAAGGACTACGGCAAGTACATGTACAAAGGCGTGTCCTTACCTGCTAATTACAAGATGACAGGACCTTTACCTTTTGGTGTTAGCATGGTAGACAACCAACTGCGTGTTGATCCTTCAAGTAAATTATACGGCACTCAAGGTGATATGTTTGCTGCTATTCAAAATGCTAATGCTCCTAAGTCTACTGGTCGTTTTAATATGGGGAGTCTTAGCAATTTTAATTTGTCTAATATAACGCAACCTTCTTTTCCTAATAACGCTCCTTTTTCATTAAATAAACCTAGAGGCTTTGGAATGGGAGTGGGCGGATTTAATAATCTTGGCGCTAACATAATGGGCAACATGGGTAGAATGACTGGGTTTAATACTTTTGGCGCTCTTGGTAACCGTGGTAAACCTGCTCCTGTACAAAACGTAGCTAAAGAATTTGAAGTGTCCCGAACTCTTGACGAAGCTTTGCAAGAATACTTACGCCGTCAGCCGGGTATGACACTTGAGCAGCTAAAAGCGCAGATTGAACAAAATCGCCAAGCGATAGCTGGCATGCCTACTACTGCACCTCAAGCCCTTGGTAAACCTATGTCTATTGGGGAACTAAACGCCAAGTACTACCAAGGTGGAAACCCTTACGGTAATACATTTGGTCAAGGCTACGCTGAGGGCGGTGAAGTTAAAGGCTACGCTCGTGGTACAGAAGATGGCCCGTTTTATGACGAGACAGATCCTAATTTTGCTGCACAAGTTCAAAATAATATGAGCAAAAACCCGTTGTATGCTCAACGCGAAATAGCGGCTCCGGCTCCTGTTGCTAGACCTTCTGCGGTAGAGGAGGCCCTGGCACAACGACGCGCAATTATGGCCGACTTAAATAAGGCCCTTACGGCAGCCCCTGTTACTACATCAGGAATGACAGATTCTGAAAGAAACTGGCGTCTAGCGGCGGCGTTTGCTAAGCCGGGTAAGACAGGCGCCTTTGGCGAAGGCTTAGGTTATGCGGCAGAGACAATGGCCGACGTAGCGGCAGAAAAACGTAAAGAGGCTAAAGAGCAAGCGGCTATGGGGTTACAACGTTTACAGGCCCGCTCTGAGTTGGCTAACCAACAGTACGCACTAGCCCGCGAAGGTGAGATGCAAGAGCTACTTAAAAAGTACGTTAGCAAGGGCCAAGGGGTGACAGACAAAGTAACCTCTGGTGCTACTTCACAAAGCGGCGGCGCAAGTGACGGTGTCCCAGAGGATGTTAAGGCCCTAATCTTAGCGCAACCGACAGAAAAAGCTGTGGCAACCATTATTGAGATTGCTAAAGAAAATAACAAGCCCTCTGACTTAATTAAGGGTGTTAGTTTCTTGGTTAAAAACGGTGCTATTTCGCAAGAGCAAGGTAACGCAATTGTTCAAGAAAACTTACAGGGTAAGTTAGAGCAGCTTGATGTACAAGTTCCTGAATTAGGTGGGACCTTTAAACTTACTGGTCCAGAGGCTCGTTCGTATTATGCCGACGGTACTCTTCCTACTCGTTTAGGCGGTAAAGCTAAAACAACGGCAGCCACAAGCCCTGATACTTCAGTGGCCCCAGCTAAGCCTGTTGCGGCACCTGTGACGCAAGAGCAAATGAAGGCCAAAGAGACTGGGATGGTTGAGCAGGCTAAGAAAGACATTGACGCTAGTGACGCTTTATTGTCTCAAAAATCTTTCGCTAAGCAGCAAAAAGATGCCGCTAAGCTAATCCTAGGTTACGCTAAAACTAGCCCTAAATCATTCGGTGTTATCGCTGATCCAAACTGGTCAAACGCTGTCGCTAATCTTTTAGAGACGGGCATTAATACGCCATTTGGTAGTCTAGGTTTGGCAGTAGAGGAACCGATTGCCAAGCTTAAACTAACTGGCCCAGAGGCTACTGTTCGTCAAATGGCGGCGGCCCCTATTGCGTTGATTGAGGTTGGTTACCGTAAGTTGTACCTAAAAGGTGAGGGCGCTGTGTCTAACATGGAAGGGGCCTTGACTAAGTACATTGGTCCACAACTTTCTGACAACGCTAAGACAGTCCAGCTTAAAGCAGGTATGATTACTATTGGTGCAGAGAAACAAGAAAAAATAGTTGAGGCCTTTGAGAAGTACAAAGAAGCTCACCCAGAGGCTGGCCCACGTTCATTCTATCAAACACCAGAGTTCAAACGGATCAGGGACGCGTACGAAACTAAGTACCGTGCTTTTGCGAAGGCAAACGGTATCCCTGTTGATGAAGAGGTTGCCTCAAGTGGCCCATCTAAAGGCGGAAATTTACTAGATTCTTTGCAAAAAGATCCACGTTGGAATAAATAAGGAGCGCTGCTGTGGCAGATCAAAAAGTACAAGCTGGAACAGTCATTAATGCTCCTGAGGTAGAAGTTAAAGCCGATCCAAAGTTATCTGACGAGCAAATTCTTATTGCCAGAAAGATCCACGACGCTGCCGTTAAGTATGGCGTTGATCCGGAGTACGCTTTACGTATAGGCCACATTGAAAATCGATACAACACTGGGCCATCTCCGGCCGGCGCTATTGGACCGATGCAAATAATGCCCGGCACCGCTAAAGACCTTAAGATTGACCCTAATAACATTGATCAAAATATTGACGGTGGCGTTAGGCTTCTTAAGCAGCACATGGATAAATACAAAAATCCATACATTGCGGGGATTGCGTATAACGCTGGCCCAGGCGTGGCGGATAAATTCTTAGAAACAAATGACTCCTCTGTGTTGCCTGACGAGACCCTTAATTACGTTAAAATGCTGCACGAGAATTACACCCCGGGTGATCAAATTGACACCGGTGAAATTCCTGTTATAACAGAACTTAAAGTTGAAGAGACCCCTGGCGAATTTAAACGCAATGATTTAGGTGATCAAATAGGTGCGGGTGCGGGTGCCGGCATTGGTATTGCCGCCGGTCGGTACTCTGATAAACAAGTTGAGGCTGCTCAAAAGGCAGAGGCCAAGGGTGAGGGCGCCGCTAAAAAAATCACAGAGAAACAAATTGCCTTAGAAGAAAAACAAAAGGCTCTATCTGGCCGCGCTACTAATCAACAAAAGATTATTGAGTCAGCCAATAAAGAGTTAGAGACGCTAGCTAAACAGCACGAAGAGGCGCAAAAACGTTTAGCAAAAGCCACTGATAATGCACGCCGTTTTAGCGTGTTAGAAGAAAACGTAAAGACCACCCCTGGTGGCGTCACGCAAGAGGGCGGCATTGGATCTGGTGCAATGCGTCACTCTAACACTATGGGTGAGATCCATGAGGCTAACGTTGTTCGTAAAGGAACAGAGGCCGCTGGCTCTGGCTACTCTCAAAAGTCTCGCTTGATTGTCCCTGATAAGTACGCCAGTGCTGAGATCTACAATCCTGAACAAAAGGCAGCCCAGGCAGAGTTTGCTAAGGCACAAAGAGAGGCAGCGGATTTAGATAAAAAGTTAGCTGACGCTCAAAAACGTGTAGACGCTGAGTCTAATCGTTTACGTAACATTACAGAAAAAGGACCCTCTGGGCTTACTTCTGCAGAGACACAGCTTGAAATTGCTAAACGCAATTACGCAGAGGCTAAGGTTAAACAGCCAGGCAAATTTTTAAAAGTTATGCGTAACATTAGCGCCATCCCTGGTGCAAACGTTTTACCTGGCGCTTTTGCTGGATTAGACGCTGCAGAGGCTTATGAACGCTTTAAACAAGGCGACATTACTGGCGGCATTATTAGCGGTACCGGCGCCGTAGGCGGTATGTTATCAATGTTGCCTCCGGTTACACCGGTTACGGCCGTGTTAAAAGGTGTAGGCACTGGTATGACAATGGCCGCGCCCGCGATGAATTATTTCCGTGATAAGGGTAACAAGGCCCCTGAGGGTGTTCATTTTGCAGAGGGCGGCGCAGTAAAAAAGTTTGGCGCGGGCGGTAAGGTTGTTGCTATCGCTGCAGAGAAAGCTAAAAAATTTCTTCCGACTGTCCGTAGCCGTGAGCGCGTAGCGTTCCCTGAGATCTACCGTGATCCGCGTATCATTGTTGGCGAGTCTGCCGGCCGCGTATCAAAAGAGAGCCCATTGCTTAGTCAATTATTTGGCGTAGACCGTTACGATCTTGATGCAATGACAAGAGACATGGGCCATGATTTAGCCGCACCGTATTACATAGCAACTAGGCCGCCTGAGTATTTAGGTGGCTTAAAAGGTAAGGCTAACACGCAGCGCATGCAAGATATTTTAGAGATTGCGCAGGCAGACCCTCGTTTTGCAGGATCTTACGGTTGGTTTCAGTCAGAGCCTTTAAGACAGCGCTTTATCGAACTTAACCCTAACGGCGCACGTGACTTTGATCGGTTTAGTCAATTAGGCGCGGCACTGTCTCCATCGACAGCGGTGCCTAAAGAGATTGAACGCTCAAGCGTCGCTTATTTAATGGATAAAGAGGGGCGCCTTTCAGACTTTTTAGATCCACGTAATATGCCTAAAGGTTATGGCCACGCTTACCACACGACCGCTCATAATGCGGGCGTACGTAACATGATTGAGCGTGGTGATTTTAGACCAGTTAAATTAAAAGACGCGCCTAAAACACGCGTGTACTATGGCTCACGTACTGGCGAAAACTTAGACGTACCGACAGCCGACGCTCACTTTGTACGCGGTATTGGTTTGGCTGACTTACGCCCATCAACGAAGGCTGACGACTTTGGCAGTAGTATCTCAGCGACAGAGTTAGACCCGGTTGCTCAGTGGTACCGCTCTAAAGTGGCTGAGGCTATGGACATGCGTGCCTCACCAGCGCAGGCTTTACAGTGGAACGCGATGGGCACATCTACCGGCGTTGAGACAGAATTAGGGGTCCCTTTCTTAGAGTTAGTTGCGCGTCGTATCGGTCAGGTGGCTGAAAAAGAGGGCGTTAAACCTACTAAAGTGCGTGACGAATTTATTCGTGGTGAGCGTCACTTAGCGGAGGGAGGCCTTGTAAAAGGTTACGCCGAGGGAGACTACGTTGATTTAAGTAACAGCTCCCGCACAATGCGTGGGGAAGAACGTAACGAGCGTCCTTATGTTAGTCGTCCAGCTTGGATGGAAGGGCTAAACAATGACGCGCCGGTTAGAGCAATGCGAAAGGCGTCTTCAGTCGCAGGGACTGGTTTAGATTATTTAAAACGCGGACTAAATCAATTTAGGCCCATTGATCAAGCGTATTTAATCCCTAGCATGGAAGCAAACCTTGGTGATATTTTGTTAGGCGGCGCCTCTGACACATTAAAACAATGGAGTAAACCAGGAGAGGGCCCTATTACAGGCGGCCAGTATTATGTAAACCCCGTAACTGGTGAGGGAAGCTTTACTCCGGTAGAGCCGGACATTATGGGGCTCGCTAACGTAGGTAGCTTATACGGCATGGGTTTATCTAAACCTGTCACTGCTCCGTTTAAAATGCTGTCTCAAAAGTACGGTCAAAAAGCAGCGAGTAAAATGGCTAGTCCTTACGCAATGGTTGAGGCAACGTCGCCTGAGTTATTGCAAGACACTTACCGTATGCGTGGCACCGGTGACATGGCAAACGATCCGCTTGGTTTATCAATGTCCGACCTACGCGCTAACACAGCGCTAGAACGTGCAGGTCTAAGCAAGTACGACGTCCAACCTGGACAGGGTGCCTGGGGCGGTGGCGGCGAGAGTGAATTTAATCGCGGCTACTCTATTAAGTTACCACGTGGCAACATGAAAAAATCAGAGGGATCGTTAGCGCAGTTTGGTAGCGACACTGATCAGATGATGATGTCGGCTGTTAAATTTGTGCCTCAAAAATCATTCGCTAAAAGTACAGCGATTGAAGTTAAAGGCGTAACCGGGAACGACATTGTTAGACTAAATAAAAAACTAGGTGATGAGTTTGTGATTCAACATCGCCCACAAACTAACTCGGCCGTGATTTTTAATTACACAGACAAGCCACGTTATATGGGCGACCTTGAAGAGGCTGTTAATAAGATTGTTCCTAACGGTAGAGTGTCCCCTGGTACGTACGAATCAAATGTTATTGATAGTTCGCAGTACGCAAGTAAGGGCGCTAAACCAAAAGGCCGTAAAACAATTGAGGTTGAACAAAAAATTATAAATCGTAAATAGTAAGTCTTGCCTCAAGTATCCTGTACCAACTTTCTGGTACGGGATACTTTCTCCCTTCCTCGTAATCATAGATCGCGTACCAAGAAGTTTTTAAATACTCGGCCGCCTCTTTCTGTGTAAACCCGTTCCGTACTCTTAAACAATACAATCTATAGTCTTTTTGTAGCTTTTTATTTGTTTTACCCTCACTTTTCACGCTAAAAAACCATAAAATGCCCAGCAAGGCACTTTTTAAGCAACGTAGCGCGTTTTTATATGTTTTTAATACCACGGCCTTCACCTCCTTAAAATAATTTGCGTATCATTAATTACCAAGATTTACAAACACAATCAACCGGACATTGAACAATGTATTTTGTTTGCGCTAAAACATCTTTAACAGTATCGCCCGCAATTGCATGAAGTCCATCGACAGAATATCCATCATTTAACAATACTTCGTATCCTTCCCCATCTACTTTATCGAGCATCGATGAATACACTTCTTTATTACTTTCGATTAATTTTAAAATTAATTTGCTCAAATCTTTATACCTTTCTAAAAGTTATGGTTTTACCACATAGAGAATTATAGACCATAAATAAACAGTTGTCAACACTTCCATGACGCGGTGACTAGAGTCTCTGAAAAGGTAACTTCAAGTTACCATGAACTTACCCATGAACTTACCGCTGTAAGCTAGACGTGACAAGGTTCTACGTTAAAAGGTAAGCTCGGTAAGTTCATTTTTAAAATTTAGAAAAAAAATTATTTTTTGTTTTTTAAGAACCTATATAGATGAACTTACCTTTTTCATTTTATAAAAAATAAAATAATGGTTTCAAAATCTTGCGATTGAAAGTTAGGTAAGTTTGTTGGTAAGTTTGCGGTAACTTGAAGTTACCTTTTTTGATGATTCTTTAGACGAAAAAATGAGGGGTAGAGCGCCCCTCGAGCGAGATAAAACAAAAATGAGCCCCCACTATATACAAAAGTTTTAAAAAACACAAGCGTTGACAACAATTGTTTGGCGCTGTAGAATACACCCATAACTTAGAAAGTGAGAAATAAATGTTTAAGACAAAACCGTTTGAGCACCAGCTGGAAGCTTTACGCCTGATGGAAGATAAACGCGCCTACGCTTTATTAATGGAGCAAGGGACGGGTAAGACTAAGTGCCTAATCGATGACGCCGCACGCCTCTATGGTAAGGGGCAGATTAACGCGCTCGTAGTTATTGCCCCTAATGGTGTTCACCGTAACTGGATCATTAATGAGATCCCGGCGCACTTACCTGACTGGGCCCATAGAAAATGTGCCTGGTGGGCCAGCAACATGAAGGTCGCTGAAAAGAAAGCGTACGACGCGTTATTTGTTACGGAAGATTGTTTGCGCGTGTTTACTATGAACATTGAGGCCCTCGCAACTAAAAAAGGTTTAGAGGCTTTAACTAAGCTGCTTAAAACATTTAACTCTTACTTAGTCGTGGATGAGTCTAGCAAGATTAAGAATCACCAGGCTGTGCGTACAAAAAATTTGTTAAAGACGGCATCTTTTGCTAAGTACCGACGTATTGCTACAGGGACACCGGTAACACAGTCACCGTTAGATGTGTACACACAGTTTGCTTTTCTTGATGAGGAGATCATTAACATCCCTAGCTACTTTGTGTTTAAGGCCCGCTACGCTGAGCTGGTGGATGAAAGCAGTCACATTATGCGTCACATTATGCAACGCTCTGGGGCCAGACGTGCGCCACAATTGGTGGCCAAAGATAAAAGCGGAAAACCGTTGTATAAAAATATGGAAGAGCTTCAGACTAAAATAGCTAAGTACTCTTACCGCGTGCTTAAAAAAGACTGCTTGGACCTACCTGCTAAGTTATACCAGCGTCGTTATTTTGAATTGTCTGACGAGCAAGTTCGATTGTATAAACAAATCGTCGATGACTTAAGGATAGATTTTGCTGATGGTGAGACTGTGACAATGTCAAAACTGACTGCGGTTTTGCGTTTGCAACAAATTACGTCTGGTTTTGTGCCTAACGCTGACGGCACACTAATGGAAATTTGCGAATTAGACAAAAATCCGCGTATTCAGGCCTTGGCTGAGGAGCTAGAAGAGGTGACTGGTAAGGTCATTATTTGGGCCAGGTTTACTAAAGACATTAAGAACATTTTAGAATTTTTAAACAAGACATACGGGCCGCAGTGTGCAGTAGCGTATTATGGTGCGGTAGATGATGATACCCGGGCGGCTAACGTAAAAGCTTTCCAGGAGAATCCAGAGGCCAGGTTCTTTATTGGTAACCAGCAGGCTGGCGGTACAGGGTTAACATTAACTGCAGCGAGTACGGTGATCTATTATTCTAATGACTTTAATTTAGAAAACAGGTTACAATCCGAAGACCGGGCGCACCGTATTGGTCAGAAAAATAATGTGACTTACGTTGACATTGAGGCAGTAAGTACTGTAGACACCAGAATTATTAACGCGCTACGTACAAAGAAAGACGTGGCATCACTGATTACTAAAGACCCGTGGACGGAGTGGATTTGATGGCTAAAGTTTATATAACGCAAGAAAAAGGCCGTAAGGTTGACGGACAATGGGTACGAGAGTTTGATCTCACGCCTGCTTTAAAGTATGGCGAGATTGAGATTCTGTTACCACCAGGCCAAAGCTTGTTTGGTACGGTGCCTGTAGTTCGGGCACTAAAAGAAAAGCTTAAAAACTTTACTGACGATGATTACTTGTTACCTATTGGCGACCCTTCAGTGATGATCGCCGCTGGTATGGTGGCGAGTCACATTAATCATGGGAAGGTAAAGATTTTAAAGTGGGACCGCATTATGGGTGATTATATAGCAGTACAATTTGACTTATCAGGAAAGGCAATTTAATATGAACGAAGAAAGTGTAGAAATTAGTGTGTCTAATGACGCGTTGCAACAGATCTCTATATTGGCGCTACAACAATTAAGTTTAGAGAATACTATTAGCGAGATGGAAAACGCGATTAAAAAACTAGGTGAAGACCTACGTAAAGTGCAAGAGGTAGACTTACCTAATGCAATGGCTGAGGCTGGTATGAAGGCCTTTACCTTAAACAATGGCGCTAAGATTACTATTAAAGACGACGTGGCTGTGTCGATCCCTAAAGATCAGAAATACCAAGCGTATCAGTGGCTGCGCGATAACGGTTTCGGTGACGTTATTAAGCACAATGTGGTCGTTGAGTTTGGTAAAGAGGACGACGAGGCGGCGCTTAAACTTATGCAGTACTGCGAAAAACAAGGCAAGCACGCTGAAGATCAGCAGTCTGTTCACTCACAAACACTAAAGGCCCTGGTTAAAGAGCAGCTAGCCAAGGGTAAAGAGATACCGCTTGATTTGTTTGGGGCGTACCCATATAGCAAGGCGGTCATCAAGTAAGAATTGGAAGAAAGCGCACGATATATTGTGCTCAACTTCATAAACCGACGCGAGTATTCCAACCTAAGTAGTGCCTCTTGAGCTTGGGGGAGGTTAAACATCCCAGGCAATTTTAAGGAGAAATATTATGGCTGACGCCAAAAACCAAGTAGCAGAAGTAAAAAACACAGCGGTAGCATTAGCAACCATGTATGAGGAAGATATTGGAGCAGGGTTTGAGCAGGCAGACAAAGACGCCTATGCTATTCCGTTTCTATCAATTCTACAGGCTGGGTCACCGCAGGTTAAGAAATCTGATGGCGCTTACATTAAGGGCGCTGAGGAGGGTTTCTTGTTTAACTCTGTTACGCAAGAAGTGATTGACGGAACCAACGGTGCGACTGTTATTCCTTGCTACTACACACGCCGCTTTGTTAAGTGGGGCGCTCGCGATGCGGGCGGTGGTTTCAAGGGTGAGTTTTTACCTACGGATCTAATCATTGGTAGCGCTAAGGAGGTTGACGGTCGTTTATTGTTAGCTGACTCAAGTGGCGCCTTTAATCCAAAAACAAGCGACATCTTGGTAGACACACGTAACCACTACGTACTGATTTTGAGCGACAACGGCTACAGCCCTGCGTTGATCTCTATCAGCTCTACACAGATCAAGAAGTCACGCCAATGGATGAGCAAGATGGACGGTATCAAATTGCGCCGCGCAGATGGCACGATGTTTACTGCACCAATGTTCAGCCACTCTTACAAGCTATCGACAGTTCCAGAGTCTAACGACAAAGGTAGTTGGTACGGTTGGAAGGTGGAGACTGGTGGTCTTGTTGAAGATGCTGGTTTATATCAGGCAGCTAAGGCATTCCGTGATGCCGTTGGCGCTGGTGAAGTTAAGGCCGCACAACCTGCGGGCGACAATGTCGCTGCAGATAGCGCCGAAGACTTTTAAAAACGTGGCGTAGCTGAAACTGCGCATCGGTCCTTAAAACGGACGCCGGATACCGTAACCGGCCCTTATATCTTATAACGTCTGCGAGAAATACAATAATGAGTAAAATTGAAGAACGGTTTTTCAATCTATTTAATGGGCTCACAAGAGCCTATGGCGAGTTTAAACTATCAGGTGTTTTGCGTGATGGGGTAAAGGTTGAGGGCCGAGCTAGTACGGTAAAGGGTGAGTTGACACTCGCGCATTGGCGCGATCACCTTGACGGTAAAACTGGCCTGGGTATTATCCCAATTACAGACAATGGAACCGTTTACTGGGGCGCGATTGACGTTGACGTTTACCCAGTAGACTTTGAGGGCCTTCAAGAAAAGATCAATAACTTAAAGCTGCCCCTACTAATGTGCAAATCCAAAAGTGGCGGCGCACACATTTATTTATTCTTTAACGAGGCAGTTAATGCTGCCCTAGTACGCGGTAAGTTGATGTCTATTGCATCAGCGCTTGGGTACCCTAAGGTTGAGATCTACCCAAAACAAATTCGCCTGGCCTCTACCCGAGACATTGGTAACTGGCTAAATATGCCGTACTTCAACGCTGAAAAGACACAGCGCTACGGGATGCTCGACGGTAAGACGGCAATGGGCGTCAAAGAATTTTTAACTAAGGCTGAAGACATGCGCATCAACGCGGATGATCTTAACGCTATCAAGACAGGCACTGAGGCGTTTTCTGATGGCCCACCTTGTTTACAAGCCTTGGCTGCAGCAAGTTTTCCTAGTGGATCACGTAACAATGGCCTGTTTGCTATTGCTGTCTACGCACGCAATAAGTTTCCTGATGGCTGGGAAAAAGAGGTAGAAGACGCTAACCAAAAGTACATGCAGCCGCCCCTATCAGGGCGTGAGGTGCTGATGGTTAATCGATCAGCCGGCAAGAAGACCTACGCGTACAATTGCTCACAAAATCCGATCAATGAGTACTGCGTTAAAGACATTTGTAAGCACCGTAAGTACGGCATTGGTGGTATTAATGAGGAGGACATGCTTGGCAAGTATAACTTTGGTGGCATCACTAAGATTAAGACTAACCCGCCACTGTGGATATTTGAAGTTAACGCCTCGCGTATTGAGCTTGAGACAGACGACATTATGAATTTTTTACGTTTCCGTAAAAAGTTTTTTGAGACGAATGACACGCTGCTGCCAATGGTAAAGCAGGAAATTTGGAACAAGCTGATTGAAGAAAAGACGCAGATGATGGAGCACATGGACGCACCAAGTGACGCAGACCCAGAGGGTCGTCTGTGGTACCTGCTTGATGCATTTTGTACGGGCCAGTCCCAGGGTATTACTAAGGAAGACATTTTAATGGGCCGTCCGTATCATGATAGTGATGATCACACCGTCATGTTTAGATCGGCCGACTTTATACGCTTTCTAGATCAGCAGCACTTTAGGGCCGTTGCTGGGATGCATATTTGGGCAGCACTTCGTCGACGTGGGGCCACGTACAAGCAGATTAAAATTAAAGGGAAGGTTACCAACGTGTGGATCATTCCAGAGTTTAGTCACCAGGTACAGGCGTTTGATGTGCCAGCGAGTACGCAGGACTTCTAATGCTAATTGCGTCGAACCAGACTCTTATCTTGGGAGCACCAGGGTGTGGCAAGACTACCACTCTTTTAAATTGCATAGAGCAGCATCTAGAGGATGGGGTACCGTCACACCGGATTGCTTACGTGTCATTTACTAAGAAGGCGGTACAGGAGGCCACCGAACGTACGATCTCAAGATTTGGTGGTTCAGTGGCCGACTACCCTTACTTTAGGACACTTCATAGTTTATGTTTTAGGCAGATAGGGGCAGAGAATGGTAAGATTTTCGACGCGGCTCAGAAAAAGATGTTTGGTAAGTTTATTGGCGTTGATTTTGCTGATATGGGTGATGATTCTGTTAATGGTATTACCATTGGTTCTTCTCGTGAAGATTGGTGCCTACTGGTTGAAAACCTTGCTAGGAATAGACTAGTATCGATCGAAGATCAGTATGCCAGGGAAGATTACCCGCCGGCAGACATTCACATGGTTCGTTATTTCTCTGAGGCATTAAAGCGCTTTAAGAGCGACAACTTTTTGTTAGACTTTACTGACATGCTGACAACTTTTGTAGCAACAGGCAAGGCTATTGATGTTGACGTGGCTATCATAGATGAGGCTCAGGATTTGAGCCCGCTGCAGTGGGAGGTTGTTAAGACAGCCTTTAAAAATGCTAAAAAAGTCTACATTGCGGGTGACGATGATCAGGCAATTCATGAGTGGGCCGGGGCTGACATTGAGAAATTTTTGTCTCTAGAGGGTGAGCAGATTATCTTGGGCCAGTCTTACCGGATTCCACATAAAGTGTGGGAGCTGTCTCAGAGTATTATCAAGCCAGTGTCAAAAAGATTTGACAAAGTGTTTATGTCACGTAAAGAGCCTGGAACGATTCAAAATTATGGCATGATTGACATGATCATCCCAGAAAAGTTAGAGGGCTCTAGCATGTGGTTGGCTCGACATGTTTACTTGTTACCTAAGATGGAGGCCATGCTTAAGTCTGCCGGGATTATATTTAATCGCCGCGGTGGTGGCAGCAGCGTATCAAAAGCTGACCGGGAGGCAATCTATCACTGGGAGCAATTACGGGCCGGGCATGAAATTTCAGGACGCTTAGTAAGAGACGTATACTCTTACATGGAGGGTAAAGGTAGGATTGCACACGGCTTTAAAGTCAAGGTTGAAAAATCTTTGGACACCAACGGCCTGTATAAGATGCTAGATCTTAAGTCTGATTGGGGTTTACTTATAGACGGCCCCTGGTTTGAGGCACTGAATAAAATTGGCGACGACAATAAAAATTATTATTTGTCTATTTTGCGTAAGCACGGATCAAAGGCCCTGATCAGCCCACCCACGGCGACCGTCAATACAATCCACGGTGTTAAGGGTGGCGAGGCAGATCACGTAATCATTATGACGGACCTTACTAAACGCACTTACGATAGCTACGTTAATAACCCTGACGCTGAGCGCCGAGTGTTTTACGTAGGCGTCACTAGGGCCAAAAAACATTTACACATTATTCAGCCTAACGGCATCTATAATTTTATGCTATAAAGTGTTGACATTTATTTCCTGTCCTGTATAATAGTTACATGGTCGATTAAGACCTAACTAGAAAGAGGAGAAAGACATGACAACAACAGCACAAATCGTAGCACAACGTTTAGTAGAGATCCACGCAGCTAAGGCTATTCTTGAAGAGCAATACGAGGCAGCTAAGAAAGAATTGTTGGCCCTTGGTGTTCAAGAGGTAGCGTTAGAGTTAGCGACTGTTAAAGTAACAGAGGGTATCCGCGGTACTTTAGACAGCAAGGCAGTGGTTGCAACGCTTGGTCAATCATGGGTTGACGATCACACTAACTTAACGGCTTACAAGCAAGTTCGCGTAACATACAAAGCTGCAGCTAGAAAGGTGGCGTAAGATGACAAATTTAAACTTGTGGTTACTGGATGGTGAAGCCTTAGTTAAGTACTACCATCCACAGACGGAAAACGAGGCCGTGTTGTTTAACGCTCTCAAAACACTGCTCCAAGATAAAGATTGGAAAGAGACGGAGATTGATGACGAGATCTATAATCTCAACGAGGAGATTGAAAAGCTGACCGATGAAAATCACAATCTTGATTCGCAGCTTGATAAGTACAAAGATTTTTTTGGTTATATCTCTGCAGCGTACGACAAGGTTGACGGTACCTGGCCTAAGTGCGAGATTGATAACGACAACTGGACCCAAGCTATTTATGATCACATAGTGAATAACCCACTAAAAACCGATGAGGGCTGATCCCCTCATTCCAGGTAAGGCTTACCGCGTCCGCCACGGCAAGATTGTGGTGGACGTTATTGCGTCCAACCCTTGTGACGCAATTTTAATTATCGCTAAAATGAAAGGACTGATTGATGAATATTCTGGAAGAGGCGGAGATGATGATTTACGGGGACCGGGAAAAGACGTATGGCCACCCGGCAGTGAACCTTGAGCGCATCGCACACTTGTGGCAGGCTTACTTGGTTGCCGCTATTCAAAGCAAAGACGAGTTTGAATTTTCCGCAGAGAACGTGGCCTGGATGATGGTGCTGGTAAAGATGGCACGTCAGATGAACAAAAGTAAACGCGACAACCTAATTGACGCGGCTGGTTATATTGCACTAATTGAAAGGATTGAAGATGGTAGCAAAGAGAGCAACTAAACGTAGCAAGGGCGGTACACCTTATCCACAGTGGGCATGGTGGATCCCGGGGGAGTGTGTGGTTGAGTTGATTAGACGGGGACACTTCCCCACTACATTAATTGTAAAGATGCCTGACAATCGCGAGATTGAAATTGATGAGAACGATCTAGAACAAGAGAGCAGGTTTAAATGGGTTTCCCCAACTTAAAGAGCGCAAAGTTTATTGCCATTGATACTGAAACCTTTGACCCGGAGCTGCTAGATAATGGCCCGGGCTGGGGTAGAGGTGTCGGGCACATTGTAGGTATATCGGCGGCCGTTGATGGTGAGAGCTGGTACTTTCCCATGAGGCATGAAGGCGGGGGCAACATGCCGATTGAGAATGTTCTTGCCTGGGCCGCCGATAATATCTCTGACACCCCTGGTGTACCAAAGATATTTGCTAACGCTCAGTATGATATTGGCTGGCTAAAACAGGAGGGCATCCCTGTCTCTGGCCGCGTACACGATGTGCAGCTGGCTGAGCCGTTACTGAATGAGCACAGCTTTAGCTACTCTTTGGACTCGATTGCCAACAAGTACCTGGGCAAAGGCAAGATCCAAGATGACATGTACGACAAGCTCAAGGCACAATTTGGTGGACCCAAGGGGCGTAAGCAGGCCGGCAATATTTGGCGGGCGCACGCTGACTTGGTGACAGAGTACGCCAAGGCTGACGCGTCATTACTGATTGAGATACTGCCTAAGCAGCTGGCGCTGTTAAAAGAGCAGGAGCTTATGAGTGTCTATGATCTAGAGTGTGAGCTGGTGCACCTGCTGATTGATATGCGCATGCGGGGCGTTCGTGTTGATGTTGAGAAGGCCGAGCGCGTGTACAAAGATTTTAGTAACCAGGTGGATCAGATGCAGCGTGAGCTTGGTGACGTTGAGATTGCACGGGCGTCATCTATCGCGGCGTACTGTGACAAGAAGGGAATTAAATACGGCACCACCGCTACAGGGAAGCCACAGTTTGTTGGATCCTGGCTGCGTGAGCATATCCCTCAGATCGCTGATATTCGTCGCCTGACGAAGGCCAAGGATACTTTTATCAAGGGTTATATTTTAGACAAGCACATTGGTGGGCGCGTTCATGGGCAGTTTAATCAGCTACGGTCTGATGACTATGGTACGGTCTCTGGGCGATTAAGCGCCAGCGGACCTAACCTACAGAATATTCCGTCACGCGATGAGGAGATTGGGCCGCTAGTGAGGTCAATGTTTTTGCCGGACGAGGGTGAGATTATTTGCAGCCAGGATTGGTCGCAGATTGAGTTTCGGATGTTTGTACACTACGCAAAGGACCAAGATTTAATAAACGCTTACTCAATAGAGGGCACTGACTTTCACAGTGTGGTGGCTGAGCTATTCGGGAATATGATACCACGTAAGATTATTAAAAACTTTAACTTTATGCTGCTGTATGGTGGTGGTGTGAATAAATTGGCCGTGATGTTGGCGGATAACTTAACGCTGGATGAGGCTAACACGCTGCTAGATAAGCTGATGAATGACATGCCTGAGATTGGAATTAATCCACAGGATGATCTGTACTTACGCCTGGCTAAGGTATTGTTTGAGGCCTACAAGATTAAGTTTCCGGCAGCAAAGCGGTTGGCGGATCTTTCGTCACGTACGGCTAACGAGCGAGGCTTTGTGAAGACACTACTGGGCCGTCGTGCTAGGTTTGATCTGTGGGTGCCGAGTAAGTGGAGCAGCGAGGCAAAGACGCCGCTGCCTTACGATGAGGCGGTAATTGCTTATGGTCACGGTGTATCCCGATCAGGGACACACAAGACGCTAAACAGCATCCTCCAAGGATCGGCGGCGGATGTTATGAAGACGGCGATGGTAAAGATGGTACGAGCCGGTGTGACTGACGTGCTTGGGCCGCCACTATTGACGGTGCACGATGAGCTAGTGTGGTCAGCGCCTGACACTAAGGAGGCAAAAGAGGCCCTGGATCAGGCTAAGTGGATTATGTGTAATTGTATGCCAAACCTACGTGTGCCACTAATGGTAGACGATGAGCGCGGCACTAACTGGGGGAACGTTAAATGACTTTTAAAGACACAGAGCGCAGTTTTCATTTTGAGACGGCGATTAGTTTTACTAGGTTTAAACCTAAAATGATGGAGGCAGTCAAGATGGTGGTGCTGCACGATTTTACTTACGCAGCCGCTGGCCGCAAGTATGAAATATCACGGCAGTCTGTCCACAAGGCAGTTAAAAGCTTTTATAAGACTTGTCAACACTTGAGTATTCCTATATAATACTTGGCTCAGAAAGTTAGAAAGGATTAGCCATGACAATTAAAGTATTTTATAACGATGATTTATCTATCACCAGCAAGAGCCCGTACCCGATCCCTACGGAACGTAAGGCCGCGGCTTTTGTTAAGGCCCTAGGGTGGGACAAAGATATTATCTATCATGGCCTTGTTGAGTACTACGAGACATTTGATGTGGGCACCGAGGCGTACGTTGAGTTTAACTTGCGCCGCGTTCATAGTAAGTACTACTTTGAGAACGCCAAACCTGGTTGGGGCCAACGCCGTAATGCGCTAGCGCACAACACTATTTTATTTAAGGCCGTCAATCACGCGCAGCTAACGCGCGGCGTTGCGTTTGCGCCAGTCTCAGGGTTTCACCACGCCGGGTACGATTACGGCTGGGGCTTCTGTACCTTTAACGGCCTGGTTGCTGCCGCGTTAGAGCTCCAGGGGAGGGTGCTCATCTTAGACGGTGATCAGCATGAGGGTGACGGCTCTATTGACATCATTGATCGTCTAGATTTGTCTGACAGGATCCACAATCACTCTATCGAATCCTGGGACGACATCCCTGACTTCGAGGGCTACGATCACATTATCTACCAGGCCGGCGCAGACTCGCACTATTTAGACGGCGGCTACTTAAATGATGAGACCTGGGTCAAGCGTGATCAGCTTGTGTTTCAACAAGCAAAGGAGCATAATGTGCCAATTACTGTGACCTTCGCTGGTGGATACTCGGCGCTTGGTAAGGTCGTGGACTTACACTTAAGCACGTATTGGACGGCGACAGAGGTATACTATGGACGTGAGTTTTTGGCAGAAATTAGGCGCGAGATTGCTCTCAACGGCGGAGAAAGAACCTGGGATCTTTCAGCTTCCACGCAACTTGCGCTCTACGGAGAGCTTGCCCGAGATGGTGGAGCTGGGACACGGGGAGAGTTCCATCGACACTCTGAACAAGGGCTACATCATTAACAACCGGTTTAATAATTTTAAAAAGTGGGCCGACCAACAGTGGGACCCACGTTTAATTAATAAATACGAGAACGCAATAGTAGACCTTAATTTACCTATCTCGGTGGTTGACGCAATGAACGCTAGAGGCGGCGCAGTGCCTGCCTATTTTCGCGTGTACGAAGACATTGCTAACCGTGGTGGCCACAATGTGTCAGAGGGTCTGACACCTATTAATGCAAGCCGCCGTACGTCTACAATGCTGTCTTACGGTTTACGAGACCCTGATCGACTAAAACACATTGTTATGTCACCTGACCAGGGAATTGATCCGGTGTACTTCCAAAGTATGACCCCCGAGGGTAAGATTGGTATGCTAGCCAGTCGTGAGTTAGAAAACGTACGTCAACACGCGCCGGCAGAGTTAATGATGGGCGTAGCGAGCCCGCAAGATATTCCGCTGTTTGCTAAATATGTACGCGGCACTGTTAAGCCTCAAAGCTTTACTGATCCGCGTTCCGCTATTGGTGAGTCTACCTTACGCCGTGGCGTGTTACTTGATGCGCTATCAAGTGGCAAGCAAGCCCCAGCTAGGACGCTAGAGAAATCATTTTACGCTCGGGGAGGCTTAGCACAAGCTTGTGATTACATGCACAAATAAAAGTGTTGACACAATATAGTTAAGTCTGTATAATGTTTTACATGGTCGATTGGGGCCATTTAGAAAGAGGAGAAAGTAATCATGGCATATGTATCAAAAGACAAAAAAACAACGATCGCTGCGGCACTTAAAAAAGTTATTCCAGCAGGCTGGAAGTACTCACTGGCTGTTGCGCATCACAGTAAGATTACTCTAACAATTAGCGCAGCGCCGGTTGATATTGTTAGAGCTTACGTTAACTTTGTTACCGCTAAGGCCGCACTAAAGGGTGACGAGTTTGATCGTAAGAATTTATTGCAGCACGTTTTATACGTTGAAGAACGTGGGTACATTGACGTTAACGAGTACCACCTAGACAGTCAATTTACGGGTGAGTTGTTAGAAGTATTTCAAAAAATCCGTGAGGCTTTAAACACTGATAACTTTGACAACAGCGACGTGTACACTGACTACTTCCACGTTGGGCATTACGTTGGAATTAAAGTAGGTAGATGGGACAAGCCGTTTGTTGTAACCACGCCGCTTAAAAAAGCGGCATAGAAAGGGGAGAACTATTATGGGTAGAGTTAAGGCAGCCTGGACGGTTGAGCAAGAGAACGAGTTTCAAGATCCAGGCTTTGAGGATCTAATTAACGAGATTCGCGCATTCAGTCGCGAGTTAGCTGAAGATAACGACAGAGCAGAGGAGCGTGAAAATGAGCGAGCAAGACAACGTGTTTCCATTCGGTAAGTACGATTCTAACATTGCAGAGCTGCCTGATGAGCGCATTTTAGGTGTGTTAAACGGGCTGCAGCAAAACCTGTTACTGGTTGTGCAAAAGTTAGATATTCTTGAACACAGAATTAAGGAGCTAGAATCATGTTCTTCGGAAACTCAGAAGTAATTACTTGTTTGTACGGCATGGCAAAGCCTGACCCTAAAGCACAAAAAGATCACATGAAAAAAGTGGCTAAACTTGTGGCTGCAATGGGAGATAAATACTTGTTAGCCAAACCTATTGATCGTAAAGATGCAAATTCGTAGACGATATAGCAAGACGCGCATGGCAGCGTTTAGACGAGATCATCTAGCACACAATGTTAGATTCTTAGCTTACGCTGCCTTTCGTGGGAGGCAGCAATACGGGCGACGCCCTGTTGTGTATCGCTGGCACTTTAAGGTATTGTAATGGATGATATGTAGGTAAAAGCTAACATTATGTCCACTATAAAGGAGAAAACAAAATGGCGTACTATAAAGTACTAATTAAAGAAGAGTTTGTATACGAGGTGTTAGTCAGTGCTGATACGGCTGAAGACGCTAAAAACTTAAGCAATGAATATGAATGGGGTGAACCTATAAGTATAGAAACTCATACCTATGACGTAATAGAACTACAGGAGAAAAAAGATGAGCCTGAAGACCCGTTGTGTAAAATATGTGGTAAAGTTCTAGGTAGCACTAAAGAATGTGCATGGACAGGATGCCCGCTTAATTGGGGCGATGAAGCCTCAGAAAAAAGGCAAGACATCATCGGGCAGAATGGTAACGTAGGATATGGGGAAGAATAGTAATGGCTGATGAAGCAGATTTAGCGCAATCGCATTTAGA